GCCCTTCTTGATCGTGGCCATGTTGACCACGCCCGACAGCGGCTGCCCGTCGGCCGCCCAAACCACGGAAAGGCGGCCAGCGGCCCAGGTGACCTGGCCGAACCCGGCCAAGGCCACCGCCTGCAGCACATCATCGTGGCTGCGGACGTCCCTGATCAGGTTGTCGTAGGCCAGCCCTCCAGCCGCGCAGTGGAGCATGAATGCCTGCAGAGCTGCGATATCGATCTGCGCGTCGGTCAGCCCCAGTCCGGCGATCAGCTGTCCTTCGGGATCGCAGAAGCCGCGGGCGTAGGCCAGGATGTGCGCGCCGGGATTGCTGGTTTCCTCGGTGATCCATACCTGGCCGTTCCATACGGGAACCGGGCTGGAATGGGCTACGCATCGAATCTCGTCGGGCGACCCGTTGAGCTGCCCTGTGGCCTTGAATCCCCGCGTAGCTGGCGTTGTCGGTCTGGATGCTGGTGAGCGTGGACCAGGTGAAATCGCTGGTCGCCCCCTTGCCGTCGGTGTTGCGGCCCGCGATGCGCACCCGGACGTCGTACTGGCCCTCGTGGACGTCGAGCGAGTAGCTGCGGCGCTGCTGTTTCTGGCTATTGCTGGTGATGTGGTAGCTGCCGAAAGGCATCCAGTTGGTGGCGCCGGCCACCTTGTACTGGACCTCGATCGTCTCGCTGTTGTCCTTCTTCTTGCCCTTGCTGGTGGTGTCGAACAGCATGAAGTCCATGTCGACCTTCAGGCGGATCGTGTTCGGCGAGCTGGTACGCTGCACCCATGCGCTGGGCTGTCCCTTCTCCGCTTCCAACGCGCCACCGGATATGGTGTCGGCGTTGCTGTAGAGCGGAATCTGCTGCTCAGGCATGCCCGGGAAGCCGCTGTGCCACACCTGGACGCCCTCATACACCGAAAGCAGGGCGTCCCCGTTGTACAGCTCATCGATGCGACCCACGTTGAGGCCGGGCGCCATCAGCATGGCCATGTACTGGTCGTTGGCTTCATACCAGCTGTAGGGATTGCTGGCCAAGTCCGGCGCAATCCGGACGCTGCCGAGCAGGAGCGCCAGCGGCTCGTATGGCCTCGCCTGGTTCCGCGACCCGCCCAGGTTGAACACCGCTGCGGCGTCGCTCTCAGTCGGCTTTGGGGGCTTGGGCCCCAACACCTTGTTGATCAGCAGCGAACCGACGGCGTAGATGGCCGCCTGCGCCAACCCGGCGGCCATTGCGCTGTAGCCCGCCGCCACCATCGCGGTGCCTACGCCGGCAGTGAAGATGGTCAGAGCGATCATCGCCACGATGAGCAGCGCGGTCTTGCCGACCACGCCACGCACCTCTATCACGGTGCCGCCCTTGGGCCGCACGCGGTGCATCACCTCGTGCGGGACGACCACGCCGTTGATGCGTACTTCCCAGACATCGCCCTCGTAGTCCGGAACAGTGCGCGCCAAGAACGCCCCGAGGTTCTCGCCGGTGCGCAGCTCTGCAGCCAGGGTGCGCTGGCCGTCCAGGGTTACTGGATGCGGCGTGACGATCAGCGAGGGCAGCGGCGTCATCACACCCATGAATAGAAACCCTCAATCCTTGCGCCGAATTCCGGCAGGTCGCGAACGCGATGCAGCACGCTGCAGCCGTTGCTCTCGTTGGTGTGGAGGACCCAGCCCTCATGGGCCAGGAAAAAGAAAACCCCGGCATGGCCGGGGCGCTTCTGGGCGTGCTCGAACATCAGCACGAGGTCGCCATCCTGTGGCGTTCCTATTCGCGGCCGGGCGTACTCACGGGACTGTTGCCCGATCACCGCCTGACCGGCAGTGCCGCGCGCGCGCCGCTGCGGCAGGCTCACGTCGCGGCCGAACAACTTCCGCTGCACCAGCGCGACCAGGTCGGCGCAATCAAACTCGTCCTCGTCGTAGGGAATCCCGACGAAGCGCTCAACGTCCGCCAGAGGGATCAATTGAATATCCCCGGCATGGTGAAGGGGTTGGCGCGCAGCTTTACCGCCTGCTGCCGCATCAGGTAGTCGACGCCACACTGCGCGGTCGCCGTGGCGCCGCTGATCGTCACTGCGGTGATCGGCAGGTAGTAGTCGCGCTCGATGGCGTTGGGATTTACCCGATCGGACACCATCAGGCGCGCCATGACCACCTCGTTCGCCTGCAGCCCTTCCAGATCGTCCGAAATACCCCGGCCCACGTTGTCCAGCACCAGCTGGGCCCGGGGTGACTGCCCCCGCGTGTCGTCCGGTAGCTTGAAGCCAAACGGCACGCCCAGATACAGCACGCCGTTGCTGGTCCAGTTCTGGGTATCGTTGACGATTCGCAGCGGCCCGCTGAACGAGGGCGCATTGACCTCGAGGAACAGGAGAACCCCCGACCTGTCAGTGACACGCTGTTTGCGCTCGGTGAAGCTCATCGCAAATACTCCACGACCAGGTCGCGGCGATAGTCCGCCGCGAACTTGTCCTCCGGCACCAGGTCACCGATCGCGCCATTCTCAAACCGCGCGGTGATCGTCGCCCCCGTGTAGGGATGCACCATGGTGAACCAGTCAATCCGCCCAATCACTCCGAAATACCAGGCTTCGAACTGCTCGGCATCGTCGATGTTGGCGAAGTAGAGCGACATCGACTGTTTGACCAGGACCTGCGTGTTGAGCAGGCGTTGCTTCGGCACACCCCGCTCCATTTCCGTGCGAAGGACAGACGGATCGAAGGTGCGCTGCTGGCCATCGAACATGACCAGCGCCACGCCGGGGAGAGAAGCCATTACACGCTGTCCTTGGCGCCGAAGCGCCCCTTGATGCTGGTGTAGGTTGAGCCGGCGCCGGTGGCGATCTGGCCTCCGATGTAGCTGTCGACCTGTCCGAGCAGCACATCGATGTCGACGCCGCCCTTGTCGTTCTTGGAAGCGCTCGCGGTTGTCCCGGCGGGAGCGTTGCGCACGGTGATGTTGACCCCGCCGCCAGCGGGTGCCGGAGCGGATAGGCCACCGACGACACCGCCCTCGGCGTAACCGCGGAACCCCTGCCGCATGGCTTCCACAATGCCCACACCACCAGCGCGCGCCACGTCCGCCTGGGACCACACCACTTCACCGGCGTGCACAATGCCCTTGGGCTCATACTTGCCGCCCGGGCCCGTGTAGCCACCTTCGGACTTCCCGCCGGCCATCAGCTTGTTGAACAGGTCCTGGTTGATGCCCTGGGTACCGTTGGTGACGGCTGCATTGCCGGCGGTGGTCACCCCGCCACCGTAGGCGGCGCCGAATGCCCTGGACACGAGGTCGACAAGCCCGGTCACCGCCTGCTTTGCCGCGATGCGAGCCAGGTCCTTGATGATCGAATCGGCCAGATCGCTGAAGCTCATCTTGCCGCTGGTGGTGAACTGGACGAACTTGTCCTCCCAGCCAGAGAAGACGTTGCCGACAAC